TGGCGGAGAGATAGGGATTTGAACCCCTTTTTTGAAGGGTCTTTATGGGTCGGGGCTGGCCGTTGCTGGCCTTCAGACGATTTGTAAGGGTCGTTATGGGCCTGTTTGGGTCTTTGTTTTCGACACTTTATCGACACTTTGCTGGTGATGTTCGCCGCCGATAGTTTTCCCTCGTAGGCCCGAAAATCCTTTTGAGCATGTCCACTTGGCTGGTAAATGCTCTTCCTGGTCGGCTTCAATCGTGGCTACTGATTCGTTCAGCGTGGCGACTAGTCTGCTACCTGCCTTCATGCACTCTTTGAATGATTGATATCCTGGGATTATCGTGGTGGATGAATAATCCGAGTCATATTTAATACTTGCCATCGCCAAAGTTCCATGTAGCGTCCATGTTTTAACCGTTGGCTGCATAGTCAATATATCGTTTGGATCTATATATAAATGTGAATTGTCGGCACTGGCTGCTAATGATGTAGCCATTAAAGCCATAGCTAGTTTCTTATTCATCCGCCGCACTCCTTTGCCGGAACCATCGTTTAGCTGCTAGTTCTGTTAATGCTATCCCGCGCTTTGAGTTTGCAAGTTTCGATTTGCTTTATCATATTCTGGGCTTGTTTGCCCTTTGTCGGGCATAACGTCACCTGTAATAAGCCACCATCGGTAGCTTTTATATAAGTTCGCCAGCGCTTCTATTTCCTCTGCGCCGATTCTCGCTTTGCCCCGCTTTATGTTTTGCCAGCGCACATATTCTTTGCTGTTTACCTCGGCAAGCTCTTTCAGGCTTGTCGCTTCCAGCAATAGAAGGGCTCTATTAGAAACCCCATCAGTCATTCGAAAATACCATTTATGTAATATGGACATGCTAGCATTCTCATGTATTATTGGCATATGTCCTTAATACATGAAGCTAGTTCAATCGGCTTCCCAATGACCTAAATAGTGCCGGAATGACCCAAACAATGGAACTGGAAACCCTAGACCCGTCCCGCCTCGTTGAGGTGCAAAAGGATGTTGAGCTCATCGAGCAATGGGCCGAACGCAACGGCGTTACCTGCGACACAGCTCGTTGCTGGGCCAAGCGCGGCGTTCTGCCCACGATCAAGCTCGGTAAGCGCCGGATGATCAATTGCGTCCAGTTCCGTGCGTGGCTCCTGGAACAGGATTGGACCGCATGAACCCTCCTCTCTATACGCAAGTCGCGTTCGCTGCTCTGGCCGGTGTGTCTGTGGATACGGTTGCCCGCTGGATCAGGACTGGCGCCGTCGAGAGCGTGAAGCTGGGTAATACCCGTCTGGTGCGTTTTCCGGGGGTGAACCAATGAGCCGCACAGACCAGCAATTCAAGCTGCGCATGCCTGCTGCACTCCGCGCTCAAGTCGAGCGGTCTGCTTGGGTTGCACGCCGCTCTCTGAATGCCGAGATCGTCATCCGCCTGGCAGCGTCCTTCGGTCAGGTTGCGCCCAGCACCAATGAACAGGGGCGCTCCGCATGATCCGTACCGTTTGTGGAAAGCCAGGGGAAGGGATGACCTATGCCGAAGCCGACCAACTATCTACGTCTTCCCCACGCCCCGAACTGCGACTGCTCTGTCTGCTGGTCAAGGATCGCGACGGCAAAGCCCGCTCCCTACCCGTCCACACCATGCGACCAATGCCGCCCCGCGTCTTGCGTACTGGTCGATGGTCGCTGGCAAGTGACCCCGCGCTTCACCTGCGCGAAACACGAGCCGAACGCCCGTCCCCCGAAGTATTGGCACGTTATTCACGACAGCGGCAAACCAACGCCCTACGTGCCCATACGCGAGCCCTTTGAACTGGAGCCCTGATCATGATTCCGCCTCGCCTTGCGCAAATTGAAGACAAAGACGTGCGTTTTTACGTCGTCGCACCCTCCTCGGTGAAATTGGCTTTGAGTGAAGAGGCTATCAGCCGTGGAACGGACCTCTGGTCCCTGGGCGGCGCCGTTCTAGCTCAGTGGGTGGCGGCTGGCTGCCCTGACGGCCTGTCTGCCAACTCCGCTCCCTCGTCCCCCGCCCCGTCGCCATCGTCGTCGGTCGCCGGACCAAAGGAGCCCGAAGCCTAGCCCCTGCAAGGGCGCGAAGCGGCGTAGCGGACCCTTGCGGGGGTTAGGTGTAGGGCTACGGTCCGACCGCGACCGACAGATGGTGTCGGGGTGAGGGACGAGGAACCCCCGCCCTTGAGCCTGAGGCCGAGGAAGCGATTTTGACGTTGCTTCTAAGCGTCGGGACGACAAGAGCGACAAGGATCGTTACCCGTAAGGGCCAAGACCGTAAGGGCTTGGTGAGCGAAGCGAGTAGAGCCTGCCCCGTAAGGGGTCGCCAGACAGAACACGAAACAACGCCAACGGCCAAGGCAACAACGCCAAAAGAGGCCAATGGAAACAGCAAGCCCAAAAGGGCAAACAACGAGGAAGCAGCAATGTTCGCAATCCCAGCAGCAACATCCATCACTAGCCTGTTCGTCATCAAGAAAGACTTCTACACGGTGAAGGACACCGGTGAAGTCCGTGCCAACGTTCAAGCCCTGTCGCCGATTCCTGCCGGTAGCAACGGCAACGCCCAGGGCTTCGAAGTCACCGAATACGCCGCTGATGCTTCCTGCCTGGAACAGATCGACCTGAGCGAAGGCCCGGTTGCCCTGACCTTTGAGAGTCAGATTCGACCGATCACCAACCGCTTCGGTCGCACCACGAATACGCAAATGCTTGTCAAGGTCGTTTCGGCTCAGCCCCAAGCGAGCGCACAGCCACGCCCTGCCGCGTCTGCTCAGCAGAACGCAGCAAAAGCTGCTGAACCGGCCAAGGCTAACTAATCGGCCAACTGAAGCGAGGGCGGACCAATGCTGATCGGTGATCAAGTGCTTTGTGACTGTTGCGGTAACGACATGGGCAAGCTCATGGCGCAGCCAGCGCCGCAAAGCGACCTGCTGCCCGATCTTGGACTGCCGCCCTACTTCACCAGTTGCCCGGACTGTTCTGAATCGCAGTCCGAGAAAAAAGGAACTTCAAATGAATAAGCGTCGTTACTTCGTCGCGTTGCTTTGGCACTGGACGCTTCCGTTCATGTTCGGCGTGATTACTGCCGCTGTTGTCTTGATGTGGCAGTTGGTAGGAGTTTTTCCGGAAATTGAACAGGCGTTCGAACAAGCGATTTCGGCGCATTGCGAGGTAAATGACAAATGACTTCCGGCGCTCTTATTTGTGAAGGAACAGTAACTATCGCAAATGATGGCGCCCCACTGTGTTCAGGTATCTGGCATCTGATGGCAGTACCGGAACCATTCGACCCGAGCCAATTACCGCTTGCGGATTTGGCGGCGATGTTTGCTTACGGCTTTGGCCTAGTTGGTCTTTGTTGTGTAGTGGGCATCGCGGGTCGTTTGTTACTTAACGCAATATACAACCCAAGCAAGGAGTAAAAAAAATGGAAGGCATGGTAGATGCGATTACTGGCGCTGTGGACTTCGCTGCAATCGTCGCTGGTGCTGGTGTGATCTTCGGGGCCCTGGGTATCGCTTACGTTGCGTTCAAGGGCGGTCAAATGCTGATTAGCGTTATCCGTCGCTAATGGCGGAAGATTGAATCGGGGGCCGCTTGGCCCCCTTTTCATTGGGGAGGCGAAAACATGGCGATGATTGATCTGTATATGTGGTCATTCCTGATGCTGGGTGCCTTGTGTGGTTATGCGGTATTCGGGAGGGTTTAGCATGAGGCCTATTAAGTCTATATTTTTAGTTGCTGTGCTTTCTATTGTCTGTGCTGCCTCTGCGAATGCTGAAATAGTCAAATACTATAAAGCTACTGGAGTTAAAGGAGGCTCTACAGTTGAGCATTTTGGGAAGTCCCCAACTGTTGCTTGTCGCAATCTTGCGGTTGATCAGGGCTATGTGTATGAGAGTTATGCCGGATCATCTATTGCTGGCCAGTGTTACGCGCGTCGGAATGGAGAGCGCTGGCATTCGGGGTTTTGGGAATTGATTGAGGAAGAGTGTGTCAATGGACCAAACGAAGATGGTTCAGGCTGTTTAAAACTTCCGGGCGGTCAAACCTGTGAACGTGAAGGTGAGCCGACTACGGGGTTTGGGTTTATTACTAATGCTGAAGGTGCATGTGTAGACTGGAACCGGGCTGACTTACCATCGCAATGTAAGAGTCTTTCTGGTCTTACTGGCCCTGCTAATGTGAGTGTTACTTTTGATGATGATGGTAATCCTCAGAATCCTCCGCCTATCAATCGGCTTGGGTGTGAGGCTGTTGCTTATGGTGTTTCTCAATGTAAGAAAAAGCCGGTTCAGTGTAGTGCGGGCGATGGGTTAGGTATTTGTACGGATTATTCGACTAATAGTTGTCAGGTAGATGTTAGATTTACTGGCAATGTTGGAAATCCGAATGATGATGATCCTTTGACTGTGTTGCCGCCTGGTTCAACGGATGATGGTGTGTGTGATCCCGTTGGTGGCTGCGGTCCGTTGCCTGATGTGCCGATTCAGAATAAGAAAGAGCCGTGTGTTTATGCTGACATGGTTGAAGATGGCGAAGGGCGTAAGAGCTGCTCTTCTAATCAATGGAATGCCACCCCCGGCGAGAGTAGTTGCGGTACGGTAAACGGTGCGTTTAAGTGTATAGGTAAAGCGCCTAGCTCCAATGGCATTCACATTGGTACAAAGATTAGTGAAAAACAAAACGCTGACGGTACTACCACTACCACAAAAGAAGATACGATTACTCAAACCAACTGCACTGGCGCCTATAGCTGCTCCACTCAAGTAACAAACAATAAAACCTCGATTATCAAAGACTCGAACGGGAATACCATCGGCCAGAACAGTGAATGTACTGGTCCACATTGCGCGGTGGATGGTAAGGGCGATGCTGATGGCGATGGCTTGAAGGATTGCATCGGGGTCGGCTGTGGCTTTGGAACGGGTGAAGGCGAAGAAGGCGAAGAAGAAGAATTCGGTGGCCCTGAAAATGAAGACGTAGGCACTTTCGGAGAAACTACTTCTCAATTTATGGACCGTGTAGAGGGCTCGCCGATAGTTGAGGCTGCTCGAGGTTTGTCGTTCGGTTCCGGTGGTTCCTGTTCGTTCGGTTCCTTCACTGTTCCGATGTTGGGGACGCTTTCATTTCAACCAATGTGTGCCTGGGCGGCGGAATGGTTTGCACCACTTCGCGCGATCATGCTTGCGGTATGGGCGTTGGTTGCTGTTAGAACTTTCTTCGAGGCTTGATTATGTTGAGTGATTTCGCTGAGTGGCTTAAAGACCTGTTCCTCTGGTTGCCATTGAAGATATGGGAAATGCTGCTTGAGGCGCTTGCCGGTGTTCTGGAAGCGATTCCCGTTCCTGACTTCATCAATACGGCTCAAGGCTATATGAGCGGCATTGGCGGCAATGTCCTCTGGATGCTCAGCCTGTTTGCCGTCCCCGAGGGCCTGACAATGGTCATGTCCGCATTGCTCTTGCGCTTCTTGGTGCGGCGCATTCCATTGATTGGGTGATTTATGGCTATCGATGCATATGTGGGGCTTCCTGGAAGCGGCAAGAGCTATTCGGTCGTCAAGTTCGCGATATTGCCCAGCCTCAAACAAGGTCGGTTGGTGATAACCAATATTCCGCTAACTGATCTGGCACACAGCGAATACCCTGATCAGATACGCCAGTTACCGCACGATTGGTACAAGAACGAAAAGCTCTTTGAAGATGTGCCGAACGGTTCGGTGGTTGTTCTGGATGAACTATGGCGGCGTTGGCCGAAAGGGATGCCTGCTGCCAAAGTACCGTTCCGTGATAAGGAATTCTTGGCTGAGCATCGGCACTTGGTTGATGAAGAGGGAAACAGCACGCGTATTGTGCTGGTGACGCAAGATCTCGATCAGATTGCCGCCTTCGCGACCATGCTGGTCGATACCACTTACCAGAGCGTAAAGCTGACTGCCATTGGAGCGAACAAGCGGTTTCGCGTCGATATCTATCAGGGTGCCGCAAAGGGCCAGCGACCGCCTAAATCGCGCCTTCTGCGTAGTGTCTTTGACCGTTATGAGAAGTCGATTCATCAGTACTATCAGAGCGCGACAAAGAGCCTGACCGGCCAAGTGGGTGATGAATCCAAGGCCGATAGTCGCGCTTCTATCTGGCGATCGCCGCTGATGCTTTTTACCCTGGTGTCGCCGGTGTTGCTGGGTCTGATGATTTGGCAGATCGGCAAGTTCTTCGCCAATGGCATGTCATTCGAGTCGCGGGATCCTGAGCCGGTGGCTGTAGTGTCGCCTGAGCCTGAATTCGAGCCCATGGAGCTAAGTAATCCTTGGCCCGACGATATGGCGCCTGCTGCTGGGGCTGGCTCTCAGTCTGGCGCGCCCCGCAAGCGTGGCTATTCAGCCGTCTGGCGCGTTGCGGGCCATATGCAACGGGTAGACCCCGACTCAAAGAAGATGCGCGACGTGGTCATGCTCACGTCGCTTAGTGGCGTGCGCTATGAGCCGCTGGAGAATTGCGAGGCCATCAGCATGGGGTTCCAGTACCAGTGCGAAGTAGACGGCGACCTCGTCACGCCCTGGAGTGGCCCGATCAATCAGAACATGGCCGGCTATGTCCTTGGTGGTGCCAGTGAAGCGGTGAACGTGGGCAAGCAAGCGGTGGGGCTTGGGGGCGAGCGTAGCGTAGCCACCGAAGCCCCGCCGCGCGGCGCTGTGACGTCCCTGTAGCACGTCAATAACACACGAATGAAAACGGTCAATAACAGTCAGTAAGGATCAGTCATGGCAAAGGATCAAATTCGAGTTCTGTTCGGTGCGGATGGTGAGGTTGTCGAGAATCCGAAGGGCCGCTTCTTTTTTGATAGTCACCTGGCCAAGTTCACCGACCTGTCAGGTGTTCGCCTGTTGCGTTGCGGCGTCGATACCGTTCGCCAGCTCTATGAGGGCCTGCTGCGGCCCGAACTGCTGGCGCTGTTCGGTGACAAGCCCGGCGTGGTCGATTTTGCCGGATATCGCTTCCATGCCTCCCGTGTGGGCCGCGACAGCGGTTACCAGTTCAAGCTGCAGAATTCCGGCCTCGGGTTGGTCCTGCTCCTGAAAAACTTCAACCGCAAGCTGGATGCCATCGGGCCGCACCTGAAGATCGAAGTATCTCCCCATGCTATTGACGCCCACGAGCCTGAACGCCTTCAGCAGCTCATGGATCGTCTGGCCGGTGAAGCCATGAGCAACGTGGTTCCGAAGCAATGCGCGGTGCACATTGCGGTCGATTTCCAGAATTGGACGCCACCTGAAGACATGGTCGCGCGCATGCATTGCAAGGCGACTTCCATTCGCAGCTTCGACGGCGTCAACCGTTTCGAGTGGGCCGACAAGTCGGCTACCTATGGCCGTGGCCAGTCCTTCCTGTTTGGCTCTGCGGGCGCCTGTCAGCTCGGCTTCTACAACAAGACGCTTCAGGCTCGCGCTATCGACAAGCTCGATTTCTGGGAAAGCGTCTGGAAGCGTAGCGACAGCTTTGACGAAAACGACCCTGACAATTACGACCCTGAGCAACCGGTGTGGCGTGCTGAGTTCCGTTTCCATCACTCCATCGTCGACCAGTTCGCGGCTGGTAGCTGCTCCACCGAATCCGGCCAGTTCATTGAGACGCGGACCTTCGCAGAGTTTGCGCCCCATCTGGATGGTCTCTGGCGTTACGGCTTCAGCCGTTTCCGCCTCATGTCTCGCCCTGGAATCATCGACCCGATCTGGACGCTGCTGCGTGATGACGTGACTGTCGAGACGGGTGTCAGCTCCCTGGTCGAAAAGACCTATTACAAGCGTCAATACAAGACCGCCAAGGGCTTCAGCGGCAAGAACATCGATCTCATGATCGGCAACGCCATCACGCTCGCGGCGCGGCAAGGGTTGGACGCAAAAAAGACGTATCAGGCTCTTAAGAGCCTGCCCTTTTGGCCGCTGATCCGCACCTATTACCGTGACAAGGGCATGACGCCGCAAGATGTGCGGGCCATGATCGGTGAGCGCCTTGAGGAACGCGTGGTCCGATGGGGAGTTGCGGTCTGATGGCAATCGAACAACTGCCAGATGGCCGCTGGAAAGTCGATGTTGAGCCTGTGAAGGGCAAGCGGTTTCGCAAGACGTTCAGAATGAAGGCTGAGGCTCAGCGATTCGAAGCAACATGCCGCGCCAAGGTCATCGAATCGCCGGATTGGTCGCCTCGTCCAAAGGATCGGCGGCGCCTTTCTGAACTTGTGGGCCGCTGGGCTGTTTTGCACGCTCATACGCTGGCTGACGGTGATGCTCGTCGGCGGCTTCTGGATGCGTTGGCCAAGGATTTGGGGGACCCGGTTGCTGTGCGGCTGACGGGGAATGATTACGCTGAGTATCGTGCCAAAGCGCTTAAGGATGGTGCGAATCCGAAAACCTTGAACAATCGGCTTGGCTACCTGCGATCAGTGTTCAATGTTCTTCGTGATCTCGATGACATCGACTATCCCAATCCATTGGCGCGTGTCCGTCCGCTTCGGCTTCAAGAAAAGGAACTTGGCTATCTGACCGAAGATCAGGTCGGAGTCCTGTTTGAGGCTATCCATCGGCGCTGTACCACGCCGCATGTTGCTATGGTTGCTGCGATCTGCCTTGCCACTGGGTGCCGTTGGGGTGAAGCGCAGTCTCTGGCTCCTGATCGTGTTCGCTCCGGTCTGGTCACCTTTGTGAATACCAAAGGCAAGCGTGTTCGGTCCGTTCCGATTGATCCTGTCCTGGAATCGCGGGTCCTTGAGCATTTCAAGCGACACGGAAGGTTTTCTAACTGCCTGAACAGTTTTCGGTTGTCTCTGGTAGCTTCCGGCCTGCCTGTGCCTAGCGGCCAGTCATCCCATATCTTGCGTCACACGTTCGCCAGTCGGTTCGTGATGAACGGGGGCAATATCCTGACTCTACAGAAGATTCTTGGCCATACGTCGCTGACCATGACCATGCGTTATGCGCACCTTGCGCCGGAGCATCTGCGGGATGCCTTGACCTTTGGTCCTGTCCGCGATTTTCGACAGTTCTTCGACACTTGGCCGGCCTCAAACGAAAAAGCCCCCGAAACTCTAGGAATTTCAGGGGCTTAGACGATGTGTATGGCGGAGAGATAGGGATTTGAACCC